AATAGATTCATTTTAAAATTTCCATTCTTAATAGATTCATTTGATGAAATTTGGGAAAAATATGAAAAATTACCTGATTTCAAAATTAATGAAAATTGGTTTGAAAATATTCCTGGCATTCAAGAATATGATTATAAAGAAGAACTACATTATGTATTAAGATTAGTTTCACAATTTTTTATAACAAAAACATTTGAAGCAATGAAGATTGATTTAGATGATCCAAATGTTAAAGAAGATCTTGAACAAGGAAATATTGGAACTCCTGGAAGATTAAGCAAAATGTGGATAGGTTCATGTATTCATGATGATAGAGAGTTAATGGGTGGTAGATTTCATGACCCAGTTAGACTTGCAACATTTCCAAATACATCAGATAAAATATTACCTATTATCAAAGAAGTTGATTTAATGGCTGTTTGTAGTCATCATTTAGCTCCATTTGGAACATTAGTTGGTAATAATACAAAAGTTATTATTTCATATATTCCTGATAAATTTGTATTAGGGATTTCTAAACTACAAAGAGTTGTAAGATATATTGCACAAAGAGGTTGGTTACAAGAAGATTTAACAAAAGCAATTTATGATGAATTGTGTAAAGTTGCACAAACTGAATCAATTTATGTTAAATTAAAAAATATTGAACACACTTGTGAAAAATATCGTGGAGCTATGACTCAAAGTCAAGGATTTACTACTGAATATTATGGTGGTGAATTTGATATTGATAGTAACTTGCTTAAATCAGTGAGAAATTATTAATGGAAGTACAAGTTATAGGCGGTAATGGAGCATTTGATTATGATAATTCAAGTTTTATAATTTATCTTAATGATAATAAATTAAAACTTTTATTTGATTGCGGACCAAATGCTTTTCATTATATAAAAGAAAATGATTTAGATATTAGAGATGTTTATATATCGCATACACATTTTGATCATATAGGTGGATTAGAGCAATTGATTTTTTATAATTACTTTATGAAAGGTAATATAACTAGAATTTATTGTGCAGATGAAGTTAAAGAAGAACTTGAAAAAATTTTAGATATTAATCGAATTTATGATAATGGAGAATTAGTTGAAAAAGATCTGTATTTATTCTCTGATTTATCTAAACATTTATCTGTATCAAAATGTTATACTTGTGAATTTATTAAAGGTAATCATGTAGCAAAACCTAATTATGGATTACTGATTAAAGCAAATATTAAAGCTTTATTTATTTCAGGTGACACAAAAGCTTGTGATAATATTAAACATAGAATAAATAGTATTAAAAAAGAAGGTTATAAATTAACAGTTTTTCATGATTATAGTGAATGGGATAATCCATATAAAAATATTCATTGCTGTGAATCAGATTTTGAATATTACTATAGAGAAATAACTGATGTAAAATGGTACAAGTATCATAATAATGGATTCAATAAAGAATATAAAAACAAAAAAATACAAATTTAAAAGGAAACGAAAATGGCAAAAAAAGTAAATGAAATTAAATTAACAGGTGTATTATCAGAACAACAAGTAACTCCTACATTCAAAAAACAAGTGTTACTTATCGATTCAAAAGATATGAAAGACAACCAATGGAAACAAGGTAGTTTTGAAGTTTATATTAAACAAGATATTATGCAACAAAGTGGTATTAATATTGGTGATACTGTAGTTATTACAGGTTGGCTTACATTTAATTTCTGGAATGGTAATTCATTCCCTAAAGTAATTGTAACAGAAGTTGCAAGATTTGAAGATAATCAACAACCACAATATCAAAATAATAATCAAAATCAACAATATCAAAATAATAATCAAGGTAATAATATTCCTATTAGTGATGAATCAATTCCATTCTAATAATAAAAGTCAGATTAATTTCTGGCTTTATTATTTTTTTGTGTGAATAACAACATATAAAAGGAAATTGAATGATTTTAACAAGAGATACAAAAGTATATAGATTAGAAACATTAATGCTTGCACATATGAATAAAGAAATGCCTTTTTCATTTTTGAATAAGTTCCATGAGAAATTAAATTTTAATTCAATATCTTCTAATCAATATTTTAGAAGTACATATAAATTAGTAAACATAAGTGATGTTAAAGTAAATGATTATATTATAGTTCCTAATATAGTTAATAATATTGTTTATTATAAATATTCACAAGTTATTAATATTAATACTGAAAAAAGAATTTCTAAACAAAATTTTTATGATTTAATTCTTAAAACTGCAAGTGATAAAAATTTTGTAATTAATGACATTAATCAAGATTTGAAATTTTTAACAAGAACAACAACAAATTTTACTTATTTATGTGGACAACATATACCACCTTATACACACTTGGTACATAATGGTGGATTTTATTTATTTAATCAAATAAAACATAAATCAGAAACAAAAGATTTTAGAGCTGTGGAAATCAGTGGTAATTTTCTCGATGGTATAATAATTATGAAAAATCAAAATACATTATTTGTAAAATAAAGGATATATATGTTGGTAATACGAAATAGTTTATACACAACAACAGTTGAAATCAGAAAACTTAAAGTAAAAGTTATTTTAAAAATTGAACATACTGTCACTAATGCAACATATAATAATGATGGTGAATATAAAGTAATTATTCAAAATATATTATATTTATCAGATGATAAACCTACTAAAGATGAAATTTATTCAACAATAATGGAATATTTTGAAAATTATAAATCAAATTTTATTGCAGTTAGTGTTAAAGAATTCTCTATTTAAAGGAGTATTATAAATGGATATAATAAAAATGTTCATTAACAAAGTTAGTGAAGAAATAATAAAGCAAAAAGAAACTAGTGAATCTAATATAGAAACGAATAAAATTAAATCAGTAACAAATATTGATACAAATCAAATTGACATTAAAGGAGACATAATGAGTAAAGTAAAACTCAATGATGTAGTATTAAAAGTATTGGAGGAAAATCCAGAATTAGAAATTAGCAAAGATGCAGCTCTTACATTAAGTAAAGTTCTTTTTGAAAAAATTCTTGATGAAGTAGCAAATGGAACTGCTGTTAATATTTACAAATTTGGTACATTTGAACCAAGATTCCAAAAAGGAAGAGAAGGTTTCAACAATGCAATTAAGAAACCATTCAAATGTGAAGATAAATATGTTCCTAAATTTGAAGCAAGTGATGTATTCAAAGCAAAAGTTGCAGAAACTTGTGGTAAATAATTAAAATAAGACGATTAATTTCGTCTTATTTATTTTTTATTTTATTTTTAGTGATACCAGTTTCTCACATAAATAATGAAAAGATTAATAAAGTATTTAATCTTGAATTTTATTTAGAAGGAGCTATTATGAAATACTCAATAAATATTTTAAATGAGCTGTAGTCATGAATATAACAGCAGATGATATAAAGTTTGTAAATATTGATAAATTTCAATATGTTGATTATCAAATTTCATTACCTACTCATTATAATAAACATGATATTATTGTTAATTCATACAAGTATGATATTAAATCACATGCATTGAATTTCTTAATTTATAAGATTAAAAATCGTGAATTATTGTTTACTATTAATGATGAGTATAATGAAACTATGTTACTAAGTCATCTTATAACATTATCACATGATGAAGCTAAAAAAATATATACAAAGTTATCAGGATTATTAGTGAGAGAAGATAAAAGGTATTATGATGAGTTATTAAAGAGCTCTGTTAAAACAATGGAAGATTTAATAAACTTGAATATGAAAATGGGATTAACAGACATTAAAATATTAAAAGTATTTGTTGATGAATTTATTGTTGATAAACCTTTACTCATTAAGAACATACCAAATCAATTCATATATAATTTTGATGAATCTAAATTTATAATGTTTATTAAATCATTAGATTTAGTAAAGAAGCAAATGTATATTTATGATGATAAATTAGAAATTAATCTTGACTTTTATTATAAAGATGCAAACTTGTTAACTGATTTAACAGAGTTATTAACTTCAAGTGATTTTTATGATAAAATAGATTATTTCACATCTGATTTAATTCATAATAGATATGATTATAAAAAACTTGTTATGTTAGATGATAATAAACCATTCATTTATTATGATGGAGTTAAAATTCCATTTATTGATTCACAAATGTATAAATATGATACAAATTATTATTATAACATATATAAAGATATTGCAAGTAATATTGTACTTGCTAAAACATATTAAAGGAGAAGTAATGTTTAGAATGATTAAAGACTATTTAAGTAGTTTTATTTACCCACCAAGTAAAGTATATTCAGTAACAATATCTGATATTGTTGAAACAGGAATCTTTATTGATGGTCGATTTAGTGGAGGCTCTTTAAGAGTTAGTGTTACATTAGATAAAGTTGTTGATACTATTGATAGAACTGAAATAAGTAATGTAATTGATACATTAGATCATTGTACAGTTTCAAATTGTATTGATATGTGTGAAGGAAGTGATAGACATTATTATGTAGATCTTAATGAAGAATCAAATATTTATAAATCTGATAATGATATTCTTGAATATTCTATTATTGCTGGTATTATTTATACAGTAACTAGTGAATATTTAAAAGATTCTATTAGTAATATAACTATTACATCATTTGATGAGAAATTATCAGTATCATTTTCACGAGAAGATTTACTCAATTTATTCTCATTAATTGAAACTTTAAAAGTAGGAGACAATTATGTTGATTAGAAAGAAATTTATTATAAATAGTAGTACACATATTGTAAAAAATTGTAGTAGTAATAGATGTAAATATTCATACCATTCACATTCTCCAGTAGTAGAAGTGTTTATAGAAGGTCAAGGATTAGATAATGCAGAAATGCTTGTTGATTTTGGTTTATTAACACCATATAAAGAATTCTTGAAAATATTTAATAAGACATTAATGATTTGGTCAAAAGACCATGATACAATAACATATTCCCAAAAATATGCAAATTATTGTAATAAGGATACAACAAACATAAGATACTGTGTGCTACCGTTTAATCCAAGTGCTGAAAGGTTAGCATTATATTATCATTATATATTTGATAAAATTCTTAAACATACAAAATTTAAAAATGGAGAATCATTACCATTAAAGATTTCTAAAGTTTATTATCACGAAACTAAATCAGGTAAAGCAGTTTCTGAATATTCTGAAATGCTTGAATATTCAAATGAATTTACTGATGTTATTTTAAGTGATGGTATAAAAGAAAGTAACATTAATAAAAATGTTATTGACTTAGTGTTAGGTTCAGAATCAGTTGAATTTGAAAACCCTAATGTTATGTTGCAAATAAAATAAAGTATAAGTGAAGTACATAATCGTACTTCACTTTTTATTTTTTATTTTTTATTTTTTAAAAATATTTGGTATAGTGTGTTAGTTTTCCTTTAATAGGAGTGTTGTCATATAATGCAGGCCAAGCAGGATATGTATCAGGAATATTATCCATTCCTTCATCTAAACTAACTATTTGTTGTATTTTCTTATTCATTTTTAAATTACAAGTTTCAAAATATTGTTTTATAATATTAGGGTCAATATAATTTTTTAATGCTGTTTCACCAGTAATTTTATTACCAGAATAATGACCTAATTCTTTACCTACATCTAATAATACTTGTTGTAAATATTTTAATTTTTCAGTATCTGATTTCATGTTTTTACAAGGTTGAGAACTTATTAGTTTATCATATGCAAGTTTTGTTCCTTTTATAGTTCTAAATTTGTGTATTGTAATTGGTAACTTTAATCTATTTCTAACATATAGGTTTATTTGTTCAGGAGTAATAGAAAATAATCTTTCATTATCTTTTCTTTTTGATTTTAAAGCACAAACGATTTTCATCACTTTCTTATCATGTATTGTGTGTACATGTTTAACTCCTGCTTTACCTACATAATCAAATGTTACTCCATTATTAAGACATTTGACATCTTTTGCTAAAATTGTAAGCAATCCGTATGTAGGTTCTCCATTAGTTTCGTTACCTTTTGTACCAATTCTCATTCCAGTATGATAAACTATTTCTACTGCTGCACCATATTGTGCCTTAGTTATATCATTTGAATTTAAATCTTTAAGCCATATTTTTCTTGCAGGTTCTAGTTTAGCAATGGCATCATAAACTGCACTAAATTTGTGTTTAGTTGCTTGTTTTTTATAACGTTCACTATAACAGAATTGCCAAGTTGCACCACCAATAACCATATATTTTAGAATATATGCATTATCATCTTCTTTATTATAGCTTTTATTATATTGTATCATAACTCTATATATAGCTAACTTACAATTTAATTTTATTGTTTTAAAAGCATATAAGTTAAAATTTAAATCTAAATAAATATCTTTAGAAACTTGATCATGAAATAAAGGAGGCAACCCTACTGCTTTCATTCTTTCTGCTATTTCTGTAGTAGGTAACATATGTGAACCTGTTTTTAAAATAGTTTGTTGGATAAATGTTTTTGCTTGACTGACAAGTTGATTAAATATTGTTGAATATTTTGAATATAGATCAGGTTCTTTTTCTTGCATTTTTTTGGCATCTTTTAATGATAATACAAAATTAAAATTTTCATTAGCATTTGGTTCATATTTTTTAACAATAGCTCTTAATATTTTTACATCATTAGATAATGAATTACTATTTAGTTTATTAACAGACCCTAATACTTCAGCTGCTTTTTTCTTTATTTCAGAATAAAGTCCAATAACTTTAGTCCATTTATCTTTCGATGGGTCTTTTAAGTAACCTCTTATTGCAGTTAAACAATCAAGAATTCTATAATCAATATCATCTTTTCTAACTTGTTTTTGCACATCTTTTATAATATTATCTAGATTATTATAATTGAATGCTCCATCAATTTTAATTTTTTTAAATTTTTTAATTATATCATTATGTTTTATTTTTTCTTTCACAGAACATACTTTATCATGAATACATATTTCAGCAATGATTATAGTTTCAAGTTTAATTAACTCATTTTCTATTATTTTCATTATATACCTTTATGAAATGTTCGTATTGATGTAGTTAACAATATTCAAAAAAGGATTAGTATGTCAGAAACTATTATGAATCTTACATTAGATAGATTAAAAGGACATGAAGGTTTTAGTGATAAACCATATATAGATACACTTAGAAAAAAATCACCAGATAGATTTGGTATTCCTAAATCTGTAATGGATTTATTTACTAAATATTTTGATAAATTAAAAGTTACATTTGGTTATGGGTTTACTTATTTATCAAGAGAAGAAGCAGATTCTGTTTTATTAATTAGATTAAAAAATCTATATGACAATATATTACCAAAAATAATTAAAACTATTCACGAGCATCCGTCAGAAATACAAAGTGTATTTTTAGAAATGCTTTATCAATTAGGAGAAGGAACATTAAGAAAATTTAAAAATACAATAAGATATTTAGATTTGAAAGATTATAATAATGTTGCTAAAGAAATGCTTGATAGTAGATGGGCAAAAATACAAACACCATCAAGAGCAAAATCACTTGCTAAAATAGTTGAATCTTTCGCATAATATCACATCTATAAATTTCATATAAATAATCACGTATCATTAAACAGTATTTATTCAATTTATGTGAAATTTCAAATAAAAGGAGAAATTGAAAATGAAACAAAAAAATTCAAATGTGAATAAATCACAAAAGCAAACAGTAAATAATGGTATGAGATTAACAAATACATTAAATAGACTCACAGAAATTTGTGATAATTATTTTAAAGATGTAAAATATGTTAAAGAGAACAGCAATAAATATATTATCCAAGATAATAGAGAGCAAGATCTTATAACTATAAATATTGCAAAAAATAATTATTATGAATATGAATTATCTCAAAAATTCATTAAAGGTTTTTTAGCAGCAAACTTTATTTCTATGGGTGATCAAAGTAATGTACTTATGTTTAAAAAATACAGACCAGGTATCGCTAATCAAATTCTTGCAGAAGTTAATGGTAATGAATATTTATGTAATCCTATAAACTATAGAAATGAATTGCATAATCATTATCAATTAGCTATTGATTCTTTAAGTGTAATAGCAATGTATTTTAAAGTAGTCACTTTACCTATTATTGATATTAATGATGCAAAGGCTACAACTAAGCAAATAACTGCGCTAATATTTACTACAACTAATAAAGAATATGCAATTCAAGTTAACAATGTTAATGATAAAGCAATTCAAGGATTAATTGTTAAAACTTTATTGAAAGATATGAAACAAAGTGCAGACCTTGGTTCATTACTAAAAGATATGGAAAATAGCTTAGATTTTGAAAGTCAAGGAATTCCTTCATCATTTCTTGGTTAAATTTAACAAATATTATTGATATACACACAAAAATATATTATAATATGTTTTTAGAAAATTAAATAAGGAGCTGTTATGAATGAGAACATACAGGATGAACAATATTGTTGCGTTACTGAGTCCAAGTTATATGATAAAGAGAGTTTTATGGAATTTGGATTATTCAGTGAACAAATTTTTGGTCCATTGAGAGATTATACTTGTCAATGTGGTACAATGAAACAAAATGGAGAAAGATGTCAAATATGTGGAGTTAGATACATTAAATCAGAAGCGAGAGATCATACATATTCAGTTATCAAACTACCATTCAGAATTATTGCCCCTCAATTATTTCATATCTTATGCAAAATTGATACAACAATCGCAAAAGAATTAGAATCATATAAATTAGATATTCAAAAAGTTTATGATTTAGTTGATTCAATTAAATCAGATTCATATGATTCTACATCACAAAATGTAATTATTGCAAAAGGAATTATTAATCAATTTCCAGAATATGCAGATATGCGAGAAATTTTAGTAATACCACCTAACTTAAGACCTGTATCAGGTTCTGCTAAAAAATACTTAGCTGATAGTATTAATGATTCATATCAATCTATTCTTGAACAAGTTAATGAATATAATAATTCAGTTGTTAAAAATAATTATCACGTAATGATTACTCAAAAGATCATTTATCAAAATTTATATTTAACAGAAATTATAAATAAACTTTCAGGAAAACAAGGTTTAATCAGACAATATATGTTAGGTAAGAGAGTTGATTTTAGTGGTAGAACTGTTATTGTTCCTGATGTTACGTTACCAAATGATGTTATTAGATTACCTTATAAAATTATTGCAAAAATATTTGAACCTTATATCATTAATAAGTATTCAAATGTGATACAAGCATATAATGATTTAAATAAATTTAATAAAAGTGGTGAACTTACATCTGACCTTAAGAAAATAATTAATCAAATTTGTATTAATGATAAAATTCCAGTTCTTATTAACAGACAACCTACATTACATAGAATGTCTATGAGAGGTTATTATCCAATCCCTACAGAATCTAATTCAGTACATATCCCTATAATTATTACTGATGGATTTAATGCAGATTTTGATGGTGACCAAATGGCAATTTATGCTCCACTTATTGCAGAAGAGATTGAAGAGTATATGACTAAATTTATTAATCATAGAAATCAAATACAACACGGTGTATTGAAATTTATGTCAATTACACAATTTGCATATGGTGTATATATAATGACTAAAGATAATCCTGTTGAAAAGCCAAGAGTTTCAATTAATGGTAATGAACCTAATAGTATTATTGAAGAATTATTCTTTGAAAAAGGTTATGATTATTCAGAATCTATTAAAGTTATTCTTGATGAAAATACAGAATACATTACTACATTTGGTAGATACTTTTTATCTATTTATCTTGATACACTTATAACATATCCTTTAAATAAATCTAAATTCAATGACATTATAACTAAAAAATTAATGAGAATTTTAGATAATAGATCATTATGCTATGATGATTTAAAACCTGTTGATAACTTATTAACAAAACATTTAGCTGATATTTCGCCTACAATTTCATTAAGAACTGTATGTGATATTTATCAAAATAAAGAGTTTACAAATACTCTTGATAAATTAAGAAATACAAAATCAAATTCTAAATACAAAGAATATGAGAAAGAATTATTAGGTATTGTCAATAATTCACCTGAAACAGAAAATATAATGAATATTATTAAATCTGGTGCAAAAGGTGGTATTAGTTCTGTTAAGCAATTAGTTATATCAAAAGGTTATGTAGTTGATGTTATGGGAAATAAAGTTCCTCATTACATTAATGGGTCACTAGTAGAAGGTTTATCATTTAAGGATATGTATGTAATGTCTCACGGTGCAAGAAAAGGATCATTAGATAGATCAGTAAATACAGCATCTACTGGTTACTTAATGAGAAAGATTATTTTTGCAATCCAAGATGTAGAATATGATCATTCAAATGAAGATTGTGGTGCAGAACCTATTCTAAACATTACACTAACTGAAGATAATTACTATGCTTATATTTATAAATGGTTTATTGTTGCTGGTTCAGAAGATAAAGAACTTATCAAATTAACTCTAGATAATTATACTGAGTATTTAGATAAAGAATTAATATTCAGAACTCACATTAACTGTAAATCAGAAAAAGTTTGTCAAAAATGTTATGGTCATTATAACAATATATTTAATTCAAAATATGTTGGTATTATTGGTGCACAAGCATTAGGTGAAAGAGTTACACAATTAACAATGAGAACATTCCATACAGGTGGTACTGTATCAGATATTAGGGAGGAAATTGACCCTCAATATTTCTCACATGTTGATGATGATTACTTCAACTTAACAGCACTTGAAATCGAAGACATTGATGACTTGGAATATGAAGTAGGTAATGAATTGACTCATAATATTTACATTACATTAGAAGATGGTGTTGAATTAATGATTCCTAAATCAGCAATTATGAATGTTAAAATCAAACCAAAATCTAAAATAACAAAAGGAACAAAAATATTCTCATTATCTGGAGGAGCAAGTTCAGTTATTAACTTATTAGATTTGGTAATGACAAACATTGAACATCCTGATAAAAATGTAAAATCTTGGAGAGAATTATATGATATTTTATTCAAAGCATTTTATGAAACAGAAGGGATTATATCTACTCACTTGGAAACATTAATATCAAATATGTTAAGAAATCCAGATACAAATGAGTTAGCAAGAATTAGTCCTGATGGAATTGATAATTATTATATTCTTTCTATTAAGAAAATTCCAATCTTAAGAAGAATATTAACAATGGGTTATCAAGGATTCCATAATAACTTATTGAAATCATTAGCAACATTTAAAGATAATAAAGAATCAAGTATTCTTGAGAAAGTTATCTTAGGTGTTACAAAACAAAGTTTAGGAATTTAATTCCTAAGCGACCACATTATTTAAACAGGAGGATCAGATGAATAAAATTTTCGTATCGCATAATGAACCAATTACATCACTTGAATGGAGAAGAAATAATGTTCAATATTTACTTGACAATTATATTCCATTTTTGATAAATAAATTGAAAACAGATAAAACTGATGTTAAAGACATTAAATTAGAAGAGTTAACAGGTCAATATAGTACAGAAGGATTTAGTTATAAGAATTTAAAATTATTAAGCTTTATTCTTGTTACTAATAGAGGTGAATTTGAAATTAAAGTAAAATTACCTGTTCCATCAGATGATGATATATTCACTATTAATAGAAAACATTATATTCTTGTAAATATTTTGTATGATAATATCTATTATATTTTGAATAGAACTATTAACTCAGTAACATTTAGAATCACATATGAAGGTCTTTGGTTTCAATTTAAAGGTTCACAATCTAAATCACAAGTAGGTGTTCCGTTAGTTAATGTTTTATACACATTAGATACATTAGATTATTGGTTCAGTAATTATGAAGTATCTACTGAAAAAATAGAAGGTAAAGAATGTATTGAAATTGGAGAATCAGGTGAATGGTTTTGTTATGAAAAAGATGAAGCAAGAGAAACTGAATTTTCTGAAGGATATGATTTACTTAAACGATCATTTATTCATATTAAGAAATGGAACTTATTAGAAAAGAATAAGGAAAAATTACTTGATAAAGTTACTTCACATAATCCATTTGAATATTCATTAGAATATGAATTCTTACTAGGTCATAATGATTTAGGAAGATTATATAATGAAATGATTGAAAAATATCAAGAAAAATATTTACATTTAGAAGATGAAATTCATATTGATTTTAAAAGAGTAGGTTATTACAATACATTACTGATTCCTTTTGAAAGAAGAATTCAAACATTACTTGGATTATTTAAAAGAGCAAAGAATGCAGATATTGCTTGGCATCAAAAAATGCCTAATAACTTATTAACAAAAGATGCAAAAGTTAATAAATATTTACAATATTTAGAATTAAAAAATCCTTTTGAAGAAATAGGAATTAAAACTAAATTAGTAACACCATTAACTAATGTGCCTAAGTATATGAGAAAAACAATGAATTCAGGATATGGTCAAATATGTCCATTAGATACACCTGATAGTAAAAATATTGGAGTAGTGCAACATTTAGCTGTCACATCTAATATTGATAACAAAGGGTATTTTATTTCTCAATAAAGTATCTTATATAAATAATTAAGAAATAAGTGTTGTATATTAACTATTTATAACATTTATTGATTATAAGGTATTGTGCTAACTACCTATAAAGAATTATTCTTTATAAAGACTCTTAATTGAGTCATAGCATAATGATATTAATAGGAGAATAATATGATTCCAGTTGTCGAAAAATTTCTATCCATTCAAGGGGAAGGAAGAAGAGTTGGTCACCCATCAGTATTTCTTAGACTTGGAGGATGTAATTTGCGATGCCAAGGATTTGGCGTAGGTTACGATGTAAATGGTGAAGCTAAAAAAGGTTGTGATTCTTGGTTCGGTGTTGATCCTGGATTTAGAAAAAATTGGTCAATTTACACTCAATTTAATGAGCTTGTACATGACTTAGATACAATAGGATTAAACATTGATAAATCAGAAAAACCTGATTTAGTTATCACTGGTGGAGAACCTACAATACATTGGAATAATCCTGAATTCCAAAAATTGCTTGTTTATTATATTAGTAGACAAGTTAATATTACAATTGAATCAAATGCATCATTAAATCTTAATTTTACAAAACCATATCAAAAGAATATCGCGTTTAGTATGTCTGTAAAATTAAGTAACTCTGGAGAACCTGAACATAAAAGAATTAATATAGATGCAATAACTAATATATTAGAAAATGCACCATCTAGTTATTTTAAATTTGTAGTTGATAAAGCAAATGGTAGTCAAATAATGGATGAAATTAATTCAATACTGGATCAAGTGCCTTATTACGCTGATGTATTCTTAATGCCATTAGGTGATACTAAAGAAAAAGTACAAGAGAATGCAGAGTATGTGGCTAACGAATGTGTGAAATATAATTTTATATATTCTCCAAGAGAACATATTAATATCTGGGATAATAAACAAGGGGTTTAACTCTTGTTTATTTTTTGAATACAAAGTTTATTAACATTATTGTTAAATAGATACAAGGAGAAACAAAATGTGTCAAATTATTGCGTTAAAGATTAAAGATGTTAATGTTGAAGAATTTGTAAAAAACAATAAGAATGATCTTAGAAGTGATTTACATGAGAAAGGTGGTGAAGGTTATTCATTCTTTTATCAACCTTTGAATAAAGCACCTATCATTACAAAAGGTTATAACTTTAAGAAAGTTTATTACAAGTTCTTAGCTCAACTTAAGAAATTAAGTATTGACGGGTCATATGGAACACTTGTGTTATTCAGTAGACAAGTTCCTGAAATGGAAAACTCACGAGTAAACTTACCACCATATTATAATGAAGAAATGGGAATGTACTTCTTTGTTCACGGTACAATTTATAATGATAAAGAATTAGCAAAAGAATATAATGCTGATATTTCTGTTGATTCTGAAATTTTATCATATATTCCTGATACAACTAATAATGTAATTGAATCAGTTTTAAAACCACTAAAAGGATTATTCACAATTATTGGTGTTGGTTATGGTAATAAAATTGTTGCAGTTAATAATGGAATGGGATTATGGAGATCACAGTTACATAATGATTTAACTCATAGTGCTGTTTATAAGATGACTCCTACAAACAGACCATACTTTAAATATGGAACTTATATTAAACCGTATAAAACAGATTTAACTACAACTGACCAATTAGTAATTAGTTATAGTGGTGGAGTTGATGTAACATTAAGTGCTTATTATACTATTGATAAATGGTTAAATTCAAATGAATTCAATCCAGAAGTACAATCACTAATTACATTGGTTTACTTTAGATACAATACATTAGCAGAGGAAAAGGAGCTTGATGCATTAAATAAATTTAAGAGATATATTATTAAACTTTTAGGTATTAGAGACATTACTAATGTTAGTGTTAGAACTAAAGTATTAAATTATGCTCCAATATATAGAGGATTTAATGGTCATTCAAAATTAACTCAAGTTGATTCAACAGGTGATGCTAATGAAAGTGAATCTAACATTGCATATGTCCCTTTTAGAAACTTAATATTTGCAACAAGATTGGCTCATTTTATTCAAGATAATCCTTATACTAATTTGAAATACAAAAAGAAAATTGTATTTGGTTTAAATTTATCTGAAGGTCAAGTATTTGGTGATAATAATCAAGCTTGGTTAGATAATGTAAATAATACATTACAATTATCAGGTAAATATTTCGATAGAACTATTGAAGTAGTTTCACCATTTGTGAATAAAACTAAAACAAATATGTTTAAGCAATTCATCAGTGAATTTGGATTAAAAAGATTTAATGAATTATTAGATATTTCATTCAGTTGCTATTATCCAAAAGAAGATGGAACTTCATGCGGTGAATGTGGTTCATGCATATTGAGAGAGAAAGCAGTTAATATAGCAATTAAAAATTAACAGTTATACCTATCTACTATTAATGTAGGTAGGTATTATTTATTTCAAAATTATTATTGAATCAATAATAAAACTTATAAAGGAAAATACAATGAGATACTTTGATGATGTTAAAATAGGTGATGAAGTATTTGACTTTGCTCACGGTTGGGGTAAAGTAATAATGAGTTCTGAAGTTGGTATAGGTGTTGTGTTTAGTGATAATAAAAAAGTATTTAATTATGATTATAATGGTGTATTATTTGATGCAAAAAATCAAACATTATTCTGGGACGAAATTAAATTTAACTTTCCTAAACAAAAAGGCATTGTGCTTGAAAAAGGTGAAATATTAATTGATGTTTTTATGAATGATGTAGTTGATCTTGAAATATATGAAGATGATTCAGAAATGATAAACATTGCTACTACAAATGGATTTACCAGGAATGATGAATTAGTTGCAACAAATGCATTAGAAAGTATTAAAAAATATACAAGATTATTAAACTTAAGAGATCAAGAATGTGAAGATAGTTGTGATTATTATCATGATGATAATACTGAAGATTATTATATTTTCTATGATTATGATAAACAAAAATATGACTATAAATATGATTTCAAAAATAATAATTTTATGAATATTATGTTTAAGACTGAAGATGATGCAAAAGAGATTTGTGATATACTTAACAAGAAGAAATTTATCTTATAAAGTGCGTTATGTATTTTCACATAAATAATAAGGAATTAAGGTTTAGTATTCTTAGTTCCTTATCACAGTTTGAAGGATTAGTATGAAAAATTTAGGAATTGTATCTGTTAGTGGTGGAATAGATTCAGCAACTGTTGCTTGTGAGGTTTTAGAAAAAGGTTATGATTTAGTAATCGTTAATTTCGAATATAATCAAAAGCATAAAGTTGAACTTGTAGCATTTGATAGAATTCATAAGTGGCTTGAAGAAAAGTATAATACAAAGATACCTGTACATAAAATAAATTTAGTTCCTCTATTAAATAGTTTCATAGGAATATGGGAAGATTTACGAGATTCTAAAGAAATAACAAATTATACAGATCATCAATATTATACACCATCAAGAAATTTATTGTTTTCTGTTATTAGTTCTGTTATTGGCGAGATTATAGGTTTCTCTAAGCAATATGACAAGATCTATGTTGGTCTTGGTATTCATACACATTCAAAAGAAGCCTATGGAGAACATAAAGACTATTGGGATATAACACCAGCATTTTATGAAGCTCTTAATAATGTATTCAAACTTAATGATGTAAAAGATGTAAGATTATTTGCACCATTCGTTGATAAAACAAAAGGTGAATTAATTAAAAGAGCATTAGAATTACAAATTCCATATCATAAAACTTGGACATGTTATAATCCAAATACAATTGAATCAAATGATAAAGTTATTTACACACCTTGTAATGAGTGTGAAGCTTGTAAGGAGAGAGAACTTGCAGGAAAAAATATAGGTGTTGCTGATATTAATGATTATGAAGTTGTGATAGAAAAATAAAAAAAATAAACCAGAAGAGAATTACTCTCCTGGTTTATACACATCACAATTTCTGGCACTCCACTGGTGCCCATTAATCGTACCGTAGTACACAACACCAGTGGAAGTTTCAATAATCCCATCAGGGATTACATCTTTTGTGCCAGATCTAAAATGACACTCAAGATGCAATTCACCTGATTGGAATTTAGCCATATATTTGTGAGTATTATATTGGCTAATTCCAAAGATTATTGCCAGAATTGTGAATAAAAGTATCATCACTTTTTTCATTCACAACTCCTTATTTGAATTTAAATGATTTATATCTAAATAAATCGTTTAATTTAATTAAGAAAGTAACACAATATTGAAACAAATAAAAGGAGACTAAAATGATTTCACCAGTATTATCAATTATGCCACTTATCCAAAGCACAGATGGAAATAGGATTGCAATGAGTAAATCTCATCATATTCAAAGTCAAATGTTATCACAAGATGGAGTTAATATTTCATCAGAGATTCCTCTTATTAGAACACAGTTTAGTGATATATTCAGTAAATCATCAAAGTTCTTTATTAAGAGAGCATCTAATGATGGAGTTGTTAAAATGATAGATAACTTAATTATTGTTGAATATGTTAGTGGTGAAATGGACATCATTGAAAAACAACCATTTTATAACATTGTAGTTAATAATAATCAAGAGGTTAAGAAAAATCAAATTATTATGATTCATAAATCATATTCTCCTGATTTAATTATCAGATATGGTGTTCATATGAATGCTATGTTTGGAAGACTTAAAAATACATTTGAAGATGCTATTGTAGTTAGTGAATCAGGTGCGAAGAAACTTACATCTTATATGATTGAAGTAATGGATATTCCTATCAATAAAAAAGTATTTGATGTTAATTATGCCAAAATAGAAGAAGGAGTTCTTTCTGAAGGTGATTGGTTAGTTAAAGAATATAAGAAACCAATTACATTATTGAGTTCACCATCTTATGTTCATTATGCTAAACACGATATGGAAATTATTAGTATCATTACACAAGTATTTGATCCTAAAATTAAAATATCAAAAAATACAACTGATTTTATGAATAGACATTCTGTTGATACAGAAATGGAAAATGTTCAGAAAGTAGTTGATCCTAAAAATGTAACAAGAGTTAAAAAATCAATTATGGTAAATGATAATGATTCAGTTGCAGTAATGAGAATAACTTATAAAAGATTAATTCCATTAGAACCAGGTGATAAACTTGTTAATAGATATGGTAATAAAGGTGTAGTTAGTAAAATAATTTCTGATGAAGAAATGAAAAAAGAATTTCCTTATCAAGATGAATTACCAAGCTATAATCCTGAAATTGTATTTAATGCATTAGGTGTTCATACAAGAATGAATCCTTCTCAATTAGGAGAATTACAATTGAATTATATTTTGAAATATATAATTCCTCAATACATTAGAACACTTAAACTTAGAAGAAAATCAAACTATGAAATTCTAGAGTTTGTTACAAAAAATATTCATTTTAGATTATCAGAAAATTATGGTTTGAAAATATTAGATACAATTAAGAAATTATCAGATCAACAATTAGATATCATAATACAAGATATTCTTGTTAATGGATTACAAATTGAATTACCTGTGTTTGGTGAACAATATCTACTAAAGATTTATGACATTATTAAAACATTAGCACCTAAATACTTTGATCAAATAGATACATTTGGATTTGGTGTATTCTATGTTATGAAACTAGAACATATGGTAGAAAAGAAAGTTAATGCTGTTTCTACTTCTAAATATAGTGCTAAGTTTCAACCAATTGATGGTCAAAGAGTAGGGGAAATGGAAACTTGGAATCTTATTTCATATGACGCACCAAATACATTATATTCAATGCAGAAAATAAAATCTGATGAACCTCATAGTAAAGCTATTGCTTATGAGAAAATAGTTAATCACGGAACAGCACATATGATAGATATTGATGATTCAGATGCAACAGCTAAAAGATTAGTTGAATCATTGCTTAAAATTGTAGATATCGATATTTCAAAAGTATAATAATACTATATAAATAATTGTGAAATTTATTCAAAATAAACTAATTCATTCACAATTATTTTTATTTTCATTAAAAGGAGAATTAATGGGAGCTAAAGTTAGAATTACATATAATGATGTAGATGAATTTGCACAAATTATTGCTAATGATTTGAAGAAATTAGATAATTATGATTTAATGGCATTTTATAGAGGTGGGTTACCATTAGGTGTTAAAATTTCAAATGTTTTAGATAAAAACTTAACAGGTATTTTATTACAAACAAGAGATCAAATTAGAAAACCTCTATGTTTATTTACTCATAAAATAGAATCAAAAACATTAGTTGTAGTAGAAGACATTATTGATAGCGGTAAAACTATTGTAAAATTTCTTACAGAACTTAAGAAAAATTATGATATTGATAAAGTATATATTTATACGTTAGTTGAAAATACTGATACTACAAAAAATATGGATGTATTAAATCTTAATTTTGATGTTGAAGTTAAATCATTGATTAAATATTTTCCTGATACATGGTATGTATTTCCTTGGGAAATTATTAATGCTAACCAAGCAGAACCAGTATCTGATCTTGTTAGATCAATGGAAGAAACATTCTCAAATTGCTTACATATTGCAGCAAAGAAAAATTCAGATTATAACGCAGGTACTAACCCATTGGATAATTTTATGAATGTTGAGAAACTTAATATTGCTACAGCAGAACAAGGAATATTAGTTAGATTATCTGATAAACTTAGTAGATTAATTTCTTTATCTAAACCTGATAAAGTTCAACAAGTAAAAGATGAAAGTATTATGGATACTATTGATGATGCAATCAATTATATGGCATTACTAAAAGAAGTTATTAAATACAAAAAAGGTCAAACTAATGAATAATACACAAGATAGAATCAATGAATATAAAAGAAAGCTAGAAACTTTACAAAAAGAAAAACAACAAACAGAAGTAGAATTACAAGTATTAGAAAAAGAACTTGCACAAGCAAAAGATAAATTAAAAGAATTAGGTGTTAATATCGATGAATCAGACCCACAAGAGCTTGTTGCTAAGATTAATAAATCAATAGATGATTTAGAATCAAAAATAAACGATTAATAATTTTAAGAATAAGGGATACATAGTTATCTCTTATTTTTTATTTTTAACAAATACTAAAAGGATAAATTATGAATAAACCAGGATTTGTTTCAGGTGATGGTTGTATCATTCTTATAAATAAAGTTGGAGATTTTATAGGTAGACTTGATGTACCTGAATATTTCAAACAATATTTACTTGCTATAAAAGATGTGAAGTTTATTGATTTCAAATATTCTAAAGAAGAAATATTTCTTACTTTTAGATCACCTATTAATACACATAATATACATTTTATTAATAATGAAAATGTTGATTGTGAATTAACTGATAAGTCAATAAAATTAAGTTTAAAATCAAGTAAAAAAGAAAGTGTTGTAACTCCAGAAGTTAGCAAACCTGAACCTACAACTAACGAACCAGAAGTTGAAGATGATGATAAAGAACCTGAGCCTACTAAAGAAATTGGAGAAGTTGAAGATGATAATGTTATTGAACTTAATTTAACTCAAAAATTAAGAAATGTTGCTCCTGGAGTATACAAAGTTAATTTTAATGAAGATAAATTCCAATGGGCAATGGCATATACTAAAGATAATAAAAGAGTATCAATTAAAGAACCTGGTAAAGTATGGGATTTTAAAGCTGGTATTAAAACAATAACACCTATAAGTAACAAGAAAAAATAATCTTGTTGCTTATTATTTTTTTAAAGGATAATAAGTGATTAAATTTACAATGACACCACATAAGTATGCTCTAGATGAAATTACTCAAAGAGCAGAATCATTAAATAAAGAAAAAGTTAGATTATTTATTGATTTAAGAAATTCAATTCCAGTATTTTTTGATGAGAATGCAACTAAAATTCTATTAAAAGATCCTAAACTATCAATATTACAATTTGTAGAATCAGTAATTAGTTTTATGGATTATATTACTCACGTTATTAATTCAGAAGTAGAATTTGTATTTTTCTATGAAAAAGGAAGATCAGAATATCATAAAGCATTGAATAAAGAATACAAAGCACATAGAGGTGGATCATATTTGATATTATCTCCTGATGAAGTAGAACAAGCTAAAGATTTAAATATTAAATGCTTTGATGCATTGTATTCTATGTTTAGTGAATTTACAGGAGTTAGTGTTTATAAATTAAATTATTTTGAAGCAGACTTTATACCACATTATATTATAAACAATGTTGATAAAGATAATGATAACATTACTAAATATCTTAATGTTATTTTATCAAATGATAAAGATATGTTCCAAAGTATTGCTAAAGATGGTTCTACAATATGCCTTAAAAAGGAATATAGAAAGAAACAAACTACAATTGTAGATTTTGATAATATGTATATAGAACTTATTAAAGATAAAGAAGCTACTATTGATAGTGATAAAAATTTTATTGCTGATATCTTATCTGCATCAGGTGATGAAGCTGATGGTGTTAAAGGTATAAAAGGTGTTGGTTATAAAACAGCATTTAAAATATTTAAAGAACTTAATTTAAGAATAACAGAAATCTTTGAGAAATATGAAACAGTAGAAGCATTATTTGAAGAACATAATGAATTACCTACTAGAACTAAAACAGCAATTAAGAAATTATATGATAATACTGATCAATTAGATATAAATTTAAAACAAGTTGATTATGATATTATTAAAGAGAATATTCCATTTAAAACGAGAAAAGGTATTCTTGAAGTTTATGAGAATTCACATAAAGATACGATTGGTAATATTGAATCAATAGTAGATGATATGCTATTATTTGAATCTGATTATTCAGGTGTATTAACATATTTATTTAGAAACAAAACTAACTTTTCTGAACTTATCGATTTATACGAAAGTAAGAAAGGTAATAAATCTAGTGTTTTTGATAATAGAAGTTCAAATTATAATAATAATTTTGCTACATCTAACGCAACTGATTCTGTATTATTTGGTCAATCAAATATTAAATCAAATGGCACAACTGATTCTGTATTGTTTAGTCAATCAAATATTGATCCAAATTTAGCAGCACTTCTATAAGGAGTGCTGTTTTTAGTTTTTCACATAAATAATAATGTATCAAATAAAAGGAGTTACAAATGAAATTTGCAGTTATTAAAGATCCACATTTTAGATTTGGATTTACTAATAGTATCAGAAGAAACTATGATGGTGATTTAGTTAATAAAATTAATCAATTGATTCAAATATTGAAAGATAATAATGTTGAGTATTTATTAATACCTGGAGATATCTTCGATGAGAGTTATGGTAACAAGTGGAGATTCCAAGCTTATCAAATGAATAAAGAAATACTAAAAGAAATCAGTAATGCAGGAATTAAGATTTTATCAATACCAGGAAATCATGATTATTTTGATGGTTATGAAGATTCATCAAGAAAAACTATCGTTGGTGATAAAGAAGCATCGAAATATACAAAGCCTATTACTATAACACAATACACAGTGTATGGTAAAATAACAAGTGATGATGATAATATTATTGAAGATGTTGCTTTTAAAACAGGTGATAAAGTTAATAATTATCAAATAATTGAAAGAACGTTAATTACTGGTGTTCGTTATAGATCAGATCTTAGTATAGTTACAGAAGAATTAAATGAAATCCATAAACTTATTAATGAGTTAAAAAATAATAATTCAATCGATGAAGCAGTAGTTATGTTACATCAGAATGTCACACCTGGTGAAGTAAAACATATTACAGAATTTACATATGATCAATTAGCAAATGATTATCCTAATGTTGATTATTTCTTATTAGGGCACTATCATGTAGGATATGAACCTACTAAAGTTAATAATACTTGGTTTATTAATCCTTATAATTTCACAAGAGTGAATCGTAATTATGAAGTAAGATTAAATGAACATACACCAGAAGTTGTAATAGTATCTGATAAAGATAATGTTGAGAATATTAAATTAAAAGTTAAATCATTTGATGAAGCATTTATTCCTGAATATATCAGTTTCATGAAAATTACAAATGAAGAATTAAAGAAAGATTCACTTGATTTATCACTAGATGAAAATTTAATGAAAGACGATGAAATTATAGCAAAAGTTGCACAAGAGCATAAGTTTGATACAAAGGTAATTGATTATGTTATTAATAAGATGAATTCGGTTAAATAAATGAAACATTTCATAAAGGATTATTGTGAAAGATGATTTACAATTTAAAATGAATACAGGTGAACATATAGATGAATCTGATTTCATGAATTCAAACTATTTTGAATATCAATTTATATTATCAGGTAGAAATGTTGAAATTAGAAAATTTATACAATATTTATCATCAATATTAGAATATCCTATTATTGGTGCAAGATATAATGGTGAATATGTTCATGAATCAATAAGAGAAGCAAATAATCAAAAAGTAATATTTGATATGAATCTTGAAATGATGAATTCAAATCAGAAAGGAATTCATAAATATTTAGATATTAGAGATTGTAGTTTTTCAGGTAATGATTCAATATATTCATTACAAATAAAAACATATTTACCAATACAAACTGAAGCATATAACTTATTAAAAGGTTATGTTAATTATAATGTTCGATTAAAACAAGTTCAAGCTGATTATAGTATACTTAAAACTAAAAGATTTCAAATTTATAATTTTCAACAAATGCGATTCTTTACAGCATCGCCAAAAAGCCCATTTATATTAAATAATCCTCACACATATTTTTCATCTGATTATGGTATTCCAGGAGAAAAAGACAGATATGGTAAAGTAAAAACCAGTAATATATTCGGTATTAAAGATACTTGGGTTTTAGAAAGAGTTGAATCAAATGAAACACAAAGTATTAAAGTACATTCAGTTAAATTGCTAAAAATGTCTTATGATGCCGAACACTATAAGGATTATGGTGAAGCATATTATAATAAAGTCCCTATACTTGATGGTACATGTTTTGATGAAATTGCAAATCGTGTAAGATCATATGTAGATCCTATGAAATCACAATTTAATATATTTAAATTCTATCATGGTAAAACATTAACAAATACAATGGAGCTTGCAATGTTTAAAGCAATTGATGATATTTGTGGTTATACAAGAGGACTTGCAGGTTCTGGAAAATGTTTCAGTAGTTTAACTGAAAATGTTGTAAATAGATATGGGTATATTTTTCTTGAATTAATTATAAACACATTCAATTATGTTAAACCAAATATTAGTCATAGAGGAATAGATATTAGATGTATGACTGTTGATTACCCTGCATATTATATCTTTTTAACACACAAAGATTATGTATCAGCAAATTCACAAAGGATATTCTATTATATTGTAAGTCAAGGAATATATAATTTAACATATAACTTCTTTAGAGAATATATAAGTTATTATCGTGCAGGATTACCATTAATACACAATAGATAAAAACATAAATTAGGAGAAAAAATGAGAAATATTATTTATAATTTATTAATTGAAGTAACTAATATGAATACAGCAATTAATCAATTAAAAGTTATGAAAGAAGAAAAAGAGGAATTAGAATCAAAAGTAGAATTAATAACAGATGCAGATAAATTAACTAAATTAGCAAAATCATATAAAATTGAATCAAGAAAACAATTTATTCTTAATGTTATTAATCAAGCATTACATGTAGTATTCACAGATAATTATAAGATAGATATTATTATTGATGAAAGTAAAACATCAACTAGATATAATATTGTTTATAAACTTGTATTATTTAAGAATAATGTAGAAATTGCATCTAATGCTGATTTATACACTACTACTGGTGGTGGAGTTATAACTATTATTTCATTTATTATGAAAATAATCTTAGGTTATATTAATACTGGTAATAAATTCTTTATATTAGATGAAGTATTTTCACAAGTATCTGAAAAATACAGACCGGGTATTGCTCGATTACTTAGAATATTATGTGATAAATATGATTTTACATTCTTCATTATCTCACATGATAAACTAGAACAAGAAGATGTTGATGTTGTTTATCACGCATCATTAGGATTTGATGAAGATAATATTCCATTATTAAATATAAAAAGAGAATACAGTAAATATAAATTTGATAAAGATTATTATGCTGTTGAAATAGAAAACTTTCAATCTATTAAGAAAGAAACAATATTCATAAAAGGCGTTACTGTTGTATATGGTGATAGTGATTCAGGTAAAAGTGCAATACAAAGAGCTATTAGTTCAATTATCTTAAATGATTTCATTCCTAAGTCATATCCAAGATGGAGAAAGAAAGGTTCTAAAAAGATAAACACTAGAATTAAATTCATAAAAGATACTAATTCTAATAAAGAATTTATTGAATTAAATTATAAAGATGTTGTTAAGTACAATACTCATACAGGAGAAGAATTTACTGGAAAGAAATTAGCATCAGAAAATATAAATACAATACTTGAATCATTTGGATTTGCTAAAATTAATACAAATAATTTAACAAATGATCTTAAAGAACAAGTATCACGAATTTATATTACTACACAATATGATAAATTATTTCTACCTGAAGAAAGAAATGGTGTTGAAAAAATACTTACAATATTATTTGAATCACAAATATATAATGATGTTAGTTCTATGATCAATGGTGAAATATTAGAAATTAATAAGAGTTTAAAAGATATTCATTATAAATATGATGAATTATCACAATATGTGATTAAACAGAAAATAAAAGTATTGAAATTATCTAGAGATTCTGTTATTAAAGTATCTGAAATTACTGACTCATTACAACAATATCGAGATACGATTAGTAAAATAGATGATAAGATTGTGAATATAAAAGAAGTAATCTATAATCTAGAGAAAATAAAACAAATTGCTATATTAAGTGATGTTAAATTAAGTTTAAATTTGAAAAAAATAAAATTATATGATCTTGATGATAAAGTCAAACTTGTTAATGACATCATTAGTAAATATAATGTAATTAAATTAGTAGATGGTGTTCAAGAAACTAAAGAATCAATTACAAATCATGTTAATAAATTAGATACAATTAATAATAAACTACAAGTTGCTAATGATCTAATATTATTAACTAAAGTTAAGAAACAATACTCACTTAAAAATAAAATGCAAAAATCAAATGATAATATTAAAGTAGTTCAATTAAGTATCATAAGAGAAACTATTAATAATTATGAATATATGAAAAATAGAAAAGTAGAATTAACTACAAAACTTAATAACATTACTAATACAATAAGTAATATAAATGATGTTATTAATGATATGAATAAATTACAGGATATTAAAAATAATGTCTTAATAGTAATAGATAAGATGGATAAGTTAGAAAAATATAAAGATAAACTATCACAAATAAATGATAGTATTGGTAAATTACCTGATGAAATAGGAATACACATATGTCCTACTTGTAATGGTAATGGTTATGTTTAATAATAGAGTGTCAAAACGGCACTCTATTATTTTTTTTGTTTTTGTTAATTTAACAAGTCCAAAAAGGATTTAATATGGATCATAAATCATCGATAATGAATATAATTAAACAAGCAATGTCATATTGTATGAATGCTCCTTTTTATACTGATGAAGAATTAACTAATATGGTTGATAATTATGTAAAACAATTTCCTACACTGAATGAATCAGATAGAAATGCTTTATTAAATAATGTATTAACTACTAAGAGGAAACTAATAACATCAAGTGATTTTACAGTAAAAATAATGGAGGAACATCAAAATAAAGAGATTGGTCCACACATCGTAACTGAAAAATTTAATCTTATTATTGCAGATAATATATATAATAATACAGTATTATTAAATCTTGATCAATTAAGTGCATTATATGATAGTCTTGCAGGAGATTATCTTACTACAGTATTATATAAATCAGTTATGAATAATTTATCAAAAAAATTTAATGATTATAATATGAGTAAATTGAAAAAATTACTAATGTTATTCACTGGTATTGGTGTTTATTCAACAGAACCGTTGAATAATATTAAAAGAGTATCTATAGCGAATATGATCAATATTCTTGATGAATTATTAGACATTAATATTCCAAGTATTCATCAATTATATAATATGATATTAGATAAAATAAATTTAAGTACAGAAAAACAAATAAAATTACATGATATTTTATCAGAGTATAATATTATTAATAGTGACCAGTATGAAGATCTTAGTAATAATATTATTGATGAATTACAATTAGAATGTAATGATGAAGTTATGTTACGTAAATTAGTAAATTCTAAAAATATATGGGTTAAAGAAAATACTATTACTAACATAACATATTTATTAGAAGATTTAACAGAAAAAGAATTAATGCACACTAAAGAATTATTAGAAGATGGTGATATCACATCTATCGTAGCAAATTCATTATTATTAGCAGTAGGTACAAAGAATAATGCTTATATTATACTAGATTATTATATAGAAAAATGTACAGATAGTGCAATCAATAATGAATTGGAACATTCTGATAGTGAATTAGTTAACTTATTATTAGAAATAATCCCAACTGATAAAAATAATTATAATGACATACAAACAACATCTATTTTTTATAAGAATTTTATGAAAGATTATTTAACAAAATATTATAAACATTCAGATGAGCATATTATTAAAACAATCATTAGAATTATAGAATATAATACATTTAAATCAGTATTAGCAGATTCTGTTACTAAAGGAGAATATGAAGATTATATTAGATTAACTTTATATAAAAGCATAAGTGATTTAGGTAAAAAATTTATAGCTGATAAACCAGAAATTATTAATAAGATTATTGAACGAATTAAACAAATAACTACACAGAATGCAATAAATAAATATCAACGTGAATTTGAAAGTGCAACTCTCAATAATGAAGAAATTGATGAGACTATCGTTAACATTGCAAATGTTACTATTATTGATAATCAAAATGTAACGATTACTGAAATATTATCAACAAACTATAACGAAACATTCAATGATTCTGTTAATGATTTAAAAGATAAATTAAAAAATAATGAAATTACAAGTGCTGAATTCAATGTACAGTATTTAAAATTAACAAAAAATTTACAAAGGGATTTAACTAATCAAAGAAAAATTGTTGATACATTACAAGAAGTATCAAGAAATATTAATAATAATCCTGATAATTATCCTTTAATAGATAATATTCTTGATCGAATAAAAATGCAAATTCAAGATTTATTAAGAAAAATAAATAATGATGAAAATCTTGAAATAAAGTCTAGTGCTTCAATAGGTGATACAAAATACACAGCTGATGATGTCATAAATACATATGAAGGATTATTAACAACAAATGTAGTTGATACAAACAGTGATGATGATATTAATAAACTTATGAATTCATCTATAGTTGATCATAAAAATCCAATGTACACAATAACAGCTAACTTAAATAAAACATTAGTAACGCATAATGATTTACTTACTATAAAAATGGGTAATAAATTATATACAAAAAATGTAACAACTAATTTATCTGTTGCTGATTTAAGTACATTATTTCCAGATATTATAAATATTATTAATAATACTATTGTATTTACAAATAAAGAATCAATTGATAAGCCTATTATAATTACAGCAAATGATACATTAAATATACCAGGTACTGCAACATTATCTATAATAGATAAAGTACCAACTAAAAAAATAATTTCAAAAAAATCTTCTGTTCCTCAAAGTAATTTACTTATAAATAATAATGATAGCCCTATTATTAATGATGGTAGTGATAGTGCTGATATTAATGTGACAATAGATAATGTTACAAAAACAATAACAGTAGATACATCTGATACAGTATGTTCATTTAATAATAAATTACAAGATTTATTTCCTGGACAAGTAGAAATAACTGATACAGGGTTAGTATTTGCATCAAATAATGTTGATATTCAAAGTGATACTCCTATTAATGTATCAAATGATGTTACAGAATTACCTGATAAAACTATAGGAATTGATAATCCAATTAGCACAACATCAGTAGATGTAAATCCTGATGATACATTATCAACATCAGGTAGTGTTTCAGGCGATGCTACTGTAACAATAGATGGTAATGATGTAAAAGTTCCTATCAATGATGCAGTAACAACAGAAGATATGTTATCACAAATATCAGATTATTTTCAAAATAATCCACAATATGGGCTATCAGTATCACTCGATTCAGGAAAATTATCATTTGATTCAAATAATGGTAATAATAATATTAAAATAACACCACCCGATACTGCTGATAATGTAGGTCCGATAGATGCAGATCTTGATACACTTAATGTTGCAATTGGTAATACATCAAATACAAATATTACTACTGATCCTGTAAGTGATAATTTATTAAATAATCCATTTAAAGCAGCAAGAAATAATGATATTTTAAATGCAGTTGATAATTTATTAAATAATAGTGGTGATAAAGCAACTGAAGACCCTGCTTCTCTTGAAAAGGGTTTAAGTGGATTAAAACCAATAGGTGTACAAGTTAATGATGATGCACTTAATACTATTAGTAAATTATCTAGTGGTGTGGAATATTTAGACACAAAAGATTCAGAATCTGACCCTGATGTTGTTCCTACTATTGATCCAGTTAATTATGTAACTCCAATACCAAAATCAAAAAGAAGAAAAAATGGAGTTAATCCTAATAGTTCAGGATTAACTAATAATATTGATATTGGAACTGATACTAATATGTTGGCTTCTCATTTAAAAGTTGTAGGTGCTGGTAACATTGATTCACCAGGTTCAGGAGGAACTAATATAAAGTTGAAGCATAATAATTCATTATTACCTGCATATAATTCAATACAAAGTAAATTAGACGCAATAAATAATAAATTTGAAAATGCTAAAAATTCAAAAATTGGAGAACCTCTATACAAGTTATTAACTGGACATGATATTAAATATACATATAATAAACAGATAGTTTTACAGGGTAGAGATATTAAATCACCAAAAGAATATATTGATGGATATGCAGCAAGAGCAATTAATAGTATTCACAAATATAGTAATAAATTGAAAAGTAATATGAGTGCGTGGTTTGAAGCAAGAATGAAAATTTTAAGAAAATTTAATGAATTTCTTGATAGAATATTAGGTCGTACATTTGGTAAATTATCATTTGGTGTAGCACACTTAGGTATTTCAATGTCAGTATTAACTAAATCAAGTGGGATGTCTCGATTAATTTGTCATCCACCTACATTATCTCAAATACTTGGAATGATTAGAGATGCATTATCAAGAGTAATGCATTCAACAATGGGTGAACTAGATTCAATAGCGACATTAATTATGTCATTAATCAAAAATTTAATTTCAATGATAATAGGTATGTTACAAAAAATAAAACAAATTATTATGAGAATGATAAATATGCTTAGAACATTATTAAATTCTGCAAAAAGTATAGTCATTGATGTAATAAAATCAATAACAATGTCTCTTGGTGCTAATGCTTGTGAGATTATTGTAGGATTAATGTCAGTAATACGACTTATTATGAAAATAATACAAATAATAAAAGCAATAGCAAGTATGATTAGATTTTTCTAAAATAAAATTTTTTAAAAGGTATAAAATGGTAACAGCATTAAATAGAATTACTGATATTGGAATCGGTGGTTGTGCAGAAGTAACAGTACAAATAACAGGATCACCCGATACAATAACTGAATATTTACAACAAGCAAGATTACTTGATCTACACGCATGGGTTTGTTCTCCATGTGGTGCTGGAATTGGTCCTAATCTTATGGGATCAACTACAGTATTTGATAATAATTTGAATATTCATAGAATTATGGATTTACAATTAGGTTGTACAATAGCAGTTGTTGTAACTGGAGCAGCGAAAACATATAGTGGAACATAAATAAAAAGGAGAGTATCATGGATGCAGTAAATATTATTTTAAATAATACTGAAAAAAATCAAGAGAATGACCAAATAGATAATAATGTAGATAATCAATCAACATCAGAAAAATCAAATAATTCTGATGTTGGTTCAAATATCTCTAGTGATTCTGACGAAACACCGCCAGAAGAATATTCACCTACATATGTAAATAAAGTAGGTGATGACGAAATTGATTCAATTAGAGATAAGATGACTAATGTTAGTAGTCTATTAATAGTAAATAGAGATGTTATTAGAAGTGATTATGGATTTGAAATACATAATACAATGCTTGATATAATGGCAGATACTGCTCAAAAATTAACTAGATTTAAATTTCAAAATCAAAATATATTCAATTTAAATTTTATACAAAATAATAATTTGAAATTTAACATTATTCCTAAATTAACAAAAGATCCTGTAACATACGATGTAGCAAGAGCAGAAAATATGCCTACATTTAATACAACATTACCAAAGTTGAATAAAATTGATTTTGATGAGTTAAATAAACTAATTATAAAAGCTAATAAATCTATTTCTAAAATAGATTCTAAAAGTTTTTTAACTATATCAAATGATATCATTGCTCAATTAACAAATGGTGTTAGAAAAATTAGAGATATTAATTTATTTATTGATAATTTTGGAGCTAATGATGCAACAAATATTTTAACAGATTCAGACAGAACTAATTATCTTAATATATTTAATTATGAGACAAATATGGTTACAATTTCAAATCAATATAATATTCTTGAACTAATGGATATTATCATACCATTAAGTGAAGCTATTAGAATAGATAGTGATATTATTCAATCTACAGAAGATTTTTATACAACAAAATTATATAAATCTACATATAAAATGCTTCATAATTTTGAAGAATTTAATAAACTACCTCAATCAATAAAAGACATTTATTCAAAATTAAATAATTCAGATATATATAGCAAAGATGTAGTTGATATAACTTTCCCATTATATTCATTTAATACATTTAGTGATATAATAAAATATATTTCTAATGGATTAGGAATTTTAAGTATTAAAAAATCAAATACAAGATCAGTAATTGATTTTAATAATTTGAAACAAAATATACTTAATATATTTAATAATATTGACATTAATAATATTAAAACAAAAGTAAATAAAATCATAGCATTATTTGATGATGATATTTTATCAACAAAACAACAAGTAGGTATTCTTATACAAAAATTAGACGCAAATAATTTAGGTATTGATCCTGAATTTTATAATATTTTAAAATTACTTGTAGATTTGAAAGATTTATATGATGATGGAATTGATGCATTTAATAAATTAAGCATAGGGTCATCTGTAATAATGCAATATATGACAATTGCAACAACATTAATAAAAGTACAAAGTTCTATGACTAAAATTAATAACATATTAGATAAAATTCAAACAAACCCTAATTTGATTACAAGTTTAAATAGTGCAATAGAAGAAATACATGGTTATAAAGGATATCTTGAAATAGCATATCATGAATTACTTACATTAAATACATCAATACAACCAGTTTCTGATCAATTTAGTGATCTTGATAATTTTATTAAATTAATTGATGTTGTTAAAGAATTACGAGATAATTTTGATAAAATTGATAAAAAATATCCATTCAATATTAATAAATTAGATATTTTGATTAATGATTATAAGTACATTAAAACACTTAAACTTATGAGTGAACATTATTCAGAATTTGTTGAAAATATATTCAAAGTTCCTCCAATATTAACATCACTAATACAAGATATTATTGATCTTTATAATCTTGTATATAATTATCAATTTGGTATTATTGGTTATAATAATATGTATATAGATGCTGAGTATGTTGATTTTATAGAATTTGAAAACTTAATTGGATTTTTACAAACATCAAAAAGAATCCCAAATTTTATTCATCAAAATTTTGAAATCACAAACGATGAATTAGATAAAGCATCTACTGATTTACATGATTATATTAATAATCTATATGCTACAAAAATAATACCTATTGGAATTAGAATAGGAGTTACATTACCTGATAATTCAATAGAGCTTACTGATCATGATATTGCTCAATTAGAAGCAAAAATGAAAGAATATGATGATATTAGAAATGTAAAATCACTAATTAAATTATTAAATATTAAAAATAGCTTTAAACCATTAGCAGGTATTACAGTGGATATAGATACTGATAAAATTAATAGAAAAATTAATCTTATTAATTATGCTGTTGATAATTCAGGAAGATATACTGAATATGATTTAAAAAATAGATTATATTTTTGTGAAGAATATAAGCTTGAAATTGCAGAAATTACTAATAATATGATTGCTAAATCATTTTCTCAAGATATAAATACTGCATATTTGATAACACCACCTAATATATTATTACAAGACAACTTGTATTCTTTAATAGATTATTATGATATATTTGGAGATAATTGTGCAAGTGCAATATACTTTATGGATAAAATATATAAGCAATTTAATGATGTAGAAGTATTTGTAAAAAATATTTTAATGAGTCCTGATTTAACAGTGCATGGAAATACTGTTAGTTTTTCATTTGACGATGATACTTTATTAGAAATGAAAATTTATATTTCAGGATTATTAACAGGTGAAAAGGATTTTGATAAAGTTTATAATAATGTTATGTATTTCTTCAATAATATTATTGATATTATAAAAGAAACTAAATTTGCTATTGATTTAGCAAAATCTGTTAAAAATGATAAAAAATCACATGAACATTTTGATGTGAAATTTAAAAATATAGATATTGTATCTAATGTTGATTTAGAAAGAAATGATTCAGCTATTTCTTCATATCATAAATTAGCAGTTGATCAAATAACTAGAGAATTAATAGAATCTTCAGGATCATCTGTTTATGATACTACTGCGATTATTGATAAATTAGATGCATTACATAAAAATGCTTATGAAATACAAACTGATTTATCACGAACAATCAGTGCAGAATCATTTAATGCAAGAACAAAGATAATTGGTTACCACAATACAGATGCTATTGCAAAACAGATGAATAAGCTAAGTATAAAAACATTAGATGAGTTTGTTACTTATAGTAATATTAATCTTGGTAAAACTGCAGTAAGTCCACTTGAACCAATAAAATATAAAATATTCCATCTTTATACATATATGGGTCGTGGTGAAAGTGAATATCCATTTGCATCAAACGGTGTTTATTATAATAGAATTAAAAAAATATCATCAAAACATGCAGTATATCCTACTAATTATAATGTAACATTAGATGATAATAGTGTTGTTCAATTATATAAAATATATGATATTACTGAAATTGTATTTTATGGAGTATCTGCTACATTAATAGGTTATGGTTATTTAGATACTGAAAGTAATACTTTTAAATACACTAAGAATTTACCATTTGAATTAAATCTATATGATAGTAAGTACAAAGAAAAAGAATTAAGCAGCACTTGTTATTCAATAGGCTACGGTAATATTTCAAATGTGGTAAATGGGTTAGAAGCATTTACTTATAATAATACAACACTATTAGGATTATGTGATGGTGAAGGTAATGCATATGTTAGAAATAATGATTCGCTAGATACATTAGATGTAACAAATAATGGTAAAATTGGAATTGCTAAATATTTTACGATTGAAGAATTAGCTTCATATAGATTTGGTAATTATTTTGGAATTAATAATGAAAGTTATGCAAGTTATGTATTCAAAACAAAAGATGCATTTGATAATGAATTTGATGTTATATTTAAAAATGGTATTTATCAAGTAGATGATGATAATAACTATTATGCAAGTAATATTTTCAACATATATGGAAATTCTGTGGATACTTCACATACATTTAGTGTAACATTAGCAAATGGACATAAAGTATCTGTTAATAGAATTAGATTTTTGAATTATTTATTACCTGATTATTTCTTAGTAGCGAAAAGTGAATTTATTAGTGATTTATATATTCTTATAACACCTAATCAATTAAGTCCGGTAGAGCCATTATATCAACAATCACATATAGAGCCTGATAAAAATTCATATAAACTTAAAGAGTTATTAGAATTAAATTATTATCCTATTCCAGTGATTAGTTCAATATCTAGATATTCAAATTTATATTATACACAAGAAATAATTGCAAGAAATAATAAAACTTATAATAAAGTATATAATAAAAACGGAGAGTATGTAGGATTTACTAATGGTTATGATATTGTATTTGACACAAAAATACAATGTAATAATACAGCACCTATATACAATAATAAAATAGAGTATGTTTTTACAACTGAAACAAATTTATAAAAAGGAATAATATGAGTAGTACAATACCTCAATTTACAGCACCGACACAAGATAATATAGGATTTGCAAGAGCAAGAACACAACACCCACAATCAAAAGCATTTTTATTAGCACAAGTAGAACCTGATACAGATGTTATTATTAAAATGAATGAAGAAGAATTTGCGTCAGAATTATATGTAATTGATATGGTAGATCAAATACCTGCACATTTACCAGAAAGAATTAAATCAGAAATAAAGGAATTCTTAACAGAAAATAAAATGGATGATAGAGATGGAGATGTATGTATCATCTCTCCATTCATTGATGTATTTAGAGGATTTATTGTAGAAATATTTGATAGAGCAGTTGGTGAAAAGGTAGTAGATGGTTTAATTAATAATGGTTTTGATGGTGTTATTAAAGGATTAATTTTTAAAGATTTATCAACACCTAATAGATCATATCACATTGATTCAGAATTAGATGCTCACGATAGAAGAGAAAAAAGATTAAACGAGGAAGCTATGAAACAAGCAATAGATAAAGCGAGAATCATCAACAAAATGTGGTGAAAAATTCTCACATAAATAATAACGAGTTCTAACAGGAAGGACTCGTTTATATTGATTCAATTAATTCACAAGGAGGAACAAATGTTGTTCTATAAAACTGAAGACGGAAAAGTAGGTATGTTCGGGAGAGAAAAAGCAAGTGTTAATTTGAAAGGAAATATTTTCACAGCAAGTGAAACATTTCTTGCAAGATCAGCTGATTACTTGATAATAGAGAAACAATCTAAAAAATCAACAAATATAATCTTCGACGGAAGAAAATATATGCTTGTTGATAAACAAGAGAATGATAAAATTGCAACACTTCTAGAAGGTAAAAAAGATGAAGGTCTTAATTATGATTTACTAAAAGTAATAGTAAGTCTTAAAGAAATGAAACTAGTATATTCACTGATTAATCTTGATTTTGATGATTTACAATCAATGATCAATTATGATGAAGAATATAATTCATCAAGAAATAAAAAATTCATCCCTGGATTAAATATCTATAATCTAGAAATAGAGAAAAATACACTATTTGTTGGCCAACAAATATTATCATTAAGAACAAAATTATATGAAAGTGCAAGTGATGCAGAAAAGAATCATATAATCTTCGGAATTAAAAATCCAGTAATCTGGTTATCTTACGATATAAAGACTAAAAGAGTTATGTGTGGAGCACTTCAATACAGAAAAGGACTACATACTAGAGAATTTGATATGATGGTTTATAACTTAAACTTGTTGAATAAGTTTAAATTAACTAATGATAAAATCAAGTTTGCAACTCTTATGAGAGATAACGGGTTGCTTTAATTTTAAATGAGGAGTCATGCTTATGTATGGCTTCTCATATTTTTTTATTTTTTAAACTGAACATTTCATAAAGGTATGTGTTATGTTATATGTACTATATAATCAAGATATTTTTTATAATAAAATTAAATCAAAAAATAAAATTGTTAAAAAATATGAACTCAATTTATTTCAACAAAAAATAATTGAATGTTTAGAGAAACATCACACTAGTAATGAATTATATAATTGTATAAATGATCATAAAATGATTTTATTAAATAATATAGCTATTAAATCAATATTATCAACTAATGAAATATCAGATGTTGATTCTATGATTAATATTATTCGACAAAATTTAAGTAAATACATTGTTTCTAAATATGCTAATATAGATCAAGATTATTATCTACTATTAGATCACGGTGCTGAAATGATGAATTATACAAAATATAATAACGTTAAAGAATTCAAAGAGAAGACAAAATTAAATACAATTAGAAAAAGAAGGCAAATTTCATGGAAATAGTTGTTTTTAAATCTGATGATACTTATATAAGATCATCAATAGCACAAAATATAACAAAAAGAGAAAGAAGTACTGTAACTAGAACATCTGATAGTAATTATGGATTTAGGGCTATTGATACTGGTGGATTAGGATACTCATTAAAATGTACTGTATTTTCAAAATTTGATGGACATTTTGATTTCAATACAGCTATTAAATCGAGAGCATATAATGCATATAATGATATTGTTATTGATTGTTCATTTATGGTTGTTAATTCAGAAATAGATGATGATTCTAATTATGAATATTATGAATTATTTACAACATTGAGTGCACCATTTTCTGAAGTAAATATATTACCAAATTTATCATATGATAATAAGCCATATGATGTATTTACATTACTAGTTAATAAACTAAAAGATGTTAATATAGATAAGATCAATCCTGATACATATTTCTTTAATTATATTTTACCAAATTCAGGATTTACAGAAATTTTATATGATTGTTCACCAACTTTAACAAAAGTAACATTTAAATCAACAATACAATTACAATCATTATTGAATTATATAACAGATGATGTAATGTATATTTCAAAATCATCAGCAATTCAATTATATGAAGTTCTTAAAAAAGTTTAAAAGGATAAATAATGGTAATAAGACCAATGATAAAATTAAAATTACCTTCATATTTCACACATCAACAATTTAATATTAAATTAAATAATAGGGTAATTACAACAATGTCTGTTGAATCACAGCAAACAATAAAACGATTAACAATGTTATCATTACATGTGAATTTTGATGAATCATTAGAAAGGTCATATGCATCACATGGATCAGTTACTAGCGATTTATATGTTGAAAAAGATTTACACATTTATATTTCAAATGATGGTGGTCGTGCTTATACTGTAGATAGCTATGATTATTTTGTTGAAGTTCAAGGGACAGGTAAGAAAATATTAAATGTTGATATTGAAATTAGTGAAGGTCCAACTACATACGCTGAAGATATTGATTATATTGATCCAGTTTTAATGTTTTATAGAAAAATACTACCTTATGATAAATATGAAGTATATGGCGTATTCGAAAAAACATTATCTAGTTTAGGCACAATTGATAGAATAACGTATGATACAGTTAGTAAAGAATATAGATTATATTCTAGAAGCGGTATTATTATAAATTATAATGTATTACCACTAGTGAATCCCACAAAAGTAAATATTGAAGGTACTCAATACACGAATCCACCTACTGCTATTTGGATTCTTGATAAATATAATATTGATGATTTAATTTGGATGAATAAAATAGAAATACATAAAATTGAAATTGACCCTGATTTATATGGTACATTTTCTGATTGGATTTTTGATATGAATCAACAAAAAATAGATATAAATTCAGTTTATATTAGTGTTAAATCAATAAATAAAAGAATATATTTTGATTTCGAACATTTCACATATCTTAATCCAAATGAATTAATATATTCATATTCAACAGATATAATTTCAACAATACAATTTCCATTCAGGACAGTGTATTTAAAAGCAGATAAACAATATACATTAACAGAACTAGTAATAAATTATTCTGATAAAGATAAAACATATACTAGTGATCTCAAGTTAACAGGTTATTTTATAACTGATTCAAAAGTATAAAGGATTAATATGAGGGCATATAGACAAAAGTATCCAGGGTTAGATGAATATAAATATATTCAAGATCCAACATATACAGTACCTAATAAAGAATTTAAATTAGTTCCATTAGGTGATAATTTATCAAATGATGATATTTATAATGTAGAAATCAAAGCACCTGACGATAATTTTAAACTGGTAGTTTATGAAACAAGACTACATGATAGATGGGAATTATGGCTTACAATGCGTGCAGATTACAAGAACTATTTCACATTTCTTGTAAGAAATAGTAAAATAAATGAAGCAACATTTTTAACAGAAACAACACATAGGCCTGAATTTCATGTAGTAACAAATAAAACCACATTAGTATCAAGTATAAGAATATATGATTCAAAACTAGATCGAAGATTTATTAAACAAACATGTATTGTTGATTTTAATGAAAAAACATTAATGTATCTACAACCTATGATTAGGAGTAATTAATGACAATTAATAATATTACAAAAATTACAGTTACAAAAACAGATCCTAAGAGAATAACAGGTACTGTTGTATTGACAGTAAATTATAATGATAATGAACAATATGAAATTGATTTTAGAAATGATCCAATTACAATAGACACATTAGTTATATTTTTTGGTTATTATTTTGTATTAGATAGAACTGGTTATTTAGATTCATTCTATCGATTAGTTGATGAATGTGAATTAATAGTGAATCACGAGACATATAGAGAGTTCACAGTTCAAGAGAGATTATCAAAAACAAATTTTACTAAATGTTATAAAACCGAAACATACGAAACATTAAAACATCATATAGAAATTGATTGGGATAAATTTGATGTTAATAAGATTATCAATTATGAATTAGTTTATATTGATGATGAAAAACCATAAAAAATAAAAAATAAAAAATAAGGAAAGCTCATGAAAACTTCAAGTTTTATGTCACCGAGAATATTAGTACACACAAATAGCACTACAACAGATATTACAGATAGTGTTGATGATATTTATGTACAATTATCACAGGAATCTCCATTTCAAACGATTAAGATTAAGATTAAAATGAATACTTTAAAAATTTTAGAAAATCATATAGGATTCTTTAAAGAGAAATATTCAATCTATCTTGAAATATTTGATATTGATAGAGGTGGTGTTCAAGATACATTTAAAATAATAAATGCTTCACCAATAGATTATCCTGATTTAGATATTTCCGAATTAAGTAAAACTTTAAGAAATAATCCAGGTAAAAGTGCAGGTGGTGCAAATGTTAAAAATGCTGAATTTACAGTTATTTTAATTAATCAATATACTGAAGCAGCAGGAGTTATGTATTCATATGTATGGGAGAAGAAAGTTAAATTCGGAGATGTATGGAAAAAATTAACTAGTAAATTAAGCCCTTGGTTTGAAAAAGATAAACCATATTTACCAAGTACTTCATTCTATCCACATTATTTTGTTCCATATGAAAGACTGTATAATATATTACCATCAGTAATGCTCGATGGTTATATTAAACCTAAAGATGGAATGGGTGCATTTTTTATCCTTGAACAAGGTTATGCTGTTTATAATATGAAAGGCGCCAAAAATAGGAAACGTATTCGTACAACTATTTATCCAACCCGTGCATCTTTACAGCACTTTAAAGATATATTTGTAACCGGATTTGAAATTATCAGAAACCCATCTCTTAAATTTGAATTTGGTACAAATGTTCAAACATTAAGTAGTAATCAATGGATGGGTGGATTTAAAATAAATGATAGAGCTATTGATTACAAAAATAAAGAGGAAATTTTGTTTAAAGGTGTATTTGATAATACACAAGGTACAGCTATGAGATTCTATAAACCTGATAAAAATCTAGATGATAAAATGGTTATTACATCAATGCATAATATCTTTAGACAAATGAATAAAGTAAAAATTACAATAAATAGATGGAATAATTTTAACATATTCATACCATTGAGACATTTATGGGATCTTAAATTTTCATCAGATGTGTTAAAAGCATACAGTGGTGTTTATTATGTACAAGGATATGAAATTAGAGTAACAAGAGCTAAACAGGAATTTATTCCTGAAGTTAAATTAGATTTACGAATATTTAACATCTAAAAAGAAGTGAGTAAGGAGAACTTATTATGAATTTTTTCAAAATTTTGTATTATTCATTGAAAATG